TTTTTAGTAACAAAAAAGACTTCTTCAACTGCCACAGTAGATGCTGCTACTGGAAGACAATTCAATCTTTCACTTATATCTGGGACAGGTGCAACGGATGCTGCTCATTTCGTAGCACCTGCTGACGGAGAAACTATTGCATTAACTTTATTCAAACAAAATATTGCAACTGTAGCTGGTAATGCAAGAACTTCTTCCATGACCAACAAAATCAACATGTACTCCTTTGCTTTGGAACCAGAAGAACACCAACCATCTGGAACATGCAACTTCTCCAGAATTGATAACGCTACTCTTCAACTTGTTCTTTCCAACGCCACCGTTGAAGGAACCAAGACAGCCAAGGTTCGTGTTTATGCCACTAACTACAATGTCCTCCGTATCATGTCTGGTATGGGTGGTTTAGCATACTCTAACTAAAGTATTCTAACTAAATAAATTAATATATTTTATCTCTATTTTCTAAGATAACTTATTTTTAAAAAATATAATATAAAAATAAATATTATTTAAGATTCATTAAAAATTTAAATTTAAGGTAAAAGTAAATATAATATTAGCGGAAAAAAATTAATTAGTTTAATTTCGCCAAAATTTTTTTCTATATTAAGGTATAAAAATAATATGGGAGGTGGATTAATGCAGCTTGTTGCTTATGGCGCTCAGGATATTTACCTTACGGGTAACCCGCAGATTACTTTCTTCAAGGTTGTCTACCGCAGACACACTAACTTCTCTATGGAGTCTATTCAGCAGACTATTAACGGCACACCTTCTTTCGGTGGTAACTCTTCAGTTACTATTTCTCGCAATGGTGATTTAGTAAGCAAGATTTATGTTCAGTTTGATCCGTCGGCTGTTTTCATTTGCTCTTCCAGCGGGAACCATGTTCCGAATCCCGGTCACGCTCTCCTTAAAGAAACTGAAATTGAAATTGGTGGTCAGAAAATTGATCGTCAATACTCTCACTGGCTTAATGCCTGGGGAACTCTTACAGGACAGTTAGGTTATTGTAAAACTGATACTGCCGGTAAATTCAGAGTTTCCCCTCTATGCGAGGGCGATGGCGCTGAATTAACCGCCACACCAACTATGTATCAGAAGATGGCCTTCTGTTGCAAGGACGGTCAGGCCGCAAATACAGATGGTGTTGGTGAAAAAATTGCCACAGTACCCCTTCAGTTCTGGTTTTGTCGCAATCCTGGTCTCGCTTTACCCTTAATTGCCCTTCAATATCATGAAGTTAAGCTTAAGTTAACTTTCCCTGCTCTCACAGAAATTCTCCCCGCCGCCGCCACTGGCGCTTCTCTTTCCTCTGTTGAAGTTTGGGCCGACTACATCTATCTTGATACCGATGAACGTAGACGTTTTGCTCAGGTTTCTCACGAATATCTCATTGAGCAGCTCCAGTATCAGTCTGAATCGAAAGGCAGCACTTTCACCCTCAACTTTAATCACCCGGTTAAGGAACTTGTATGGGCTGGTGCTCGTAGCACTACTGCCTCTGTCCATGGTGGTCCCTCTACCCCAACTGGCCTTGTCCTTGCTAATGGCACTAAACTAAGAGAAAGTGATACGACAACGGGTGGCACAGTTACCCTAAAACTTAACGGTCATGAACGCTTCGCCCCAAGACATGATAATTACTTTACTCGTACTCAGGTATGGCAGCACCACAACGCCCTAGGTGATACTGATCAGGGCGATGCTGTTCACGTATACTCCTTTGCTCTCAAACCCGAAGAACATCAGCCATCTGGAACCTGTAACTTCTCTCGTATCGATAATGCCCAGCTTATTTACACCCAGACAATTGGTGGTTCTACTTCTGAGGGCACTCACAATGGTGGTCTCCACATATATGCAGTCAACTACAATGTTCTCCGTATCATGTCTGGTATGGGTGGCTTAGCATACAGCAACTAAGTATTCTAACTAAATTTCTTAAAATTAAATTAAGTTTTAAATTAATGAATAATTTCAGTTTATGAATTAATAAATTAAGTTTTATAAAATCAATATTTATAATGAATATTGTTATCAAAAATTAAATTAAAATAAAATAAAATTATTTATAAAGCATCCATCTCAGTTTTTTTATCAGTTAAGACAAAAACTTGACGAACAACACCAGAATCGCCATCTTCTACACTTACAAAGGCCCCTTTTAATAATTCAATTAGAGCAGTTAATTTAGTTTCTAGAGCAGTTATTCTTTCAGAATCAGAAATGGTTGTGGGGGCAGAATCAGTAGAATCAGACATTATTTATATAATGTATAATATATTTTTTTTTTGAGGAATTAAACATTGTTTAATTTTTCACGAATACTATTAAAATCTGAAACCCACACAAACTCATTTTCATCTACTTCTCTACATTTATATACTGATCTTAAAAGGTTAATTAATTCATCTACTCTTGCTTCTAACTGGATTATTCTTTCTTTATCAGATAAATCTTCATTTACAGGAGTCGTTAAAATTTCCTGAACATTTTGTACCACTTCTTCAACAGATACAGATTCCGTCGCAGTTGTTTCTACTACTTCTTCAGTTGTTTCTTCTTCAACATCTTCTGTTGTTTCTAATACTTCTTCGGTTGTTTCTTCTTCAACATCTTCTGTTGTTTCTACTACTTCTTCGGTTGTTTCTTCTTCAACAGATCCCGATTCAGGTTCAGGTTCTTCTAATGCTTCTGTTGCCTCCACTTCTTCTCCAGTAGTGTCCATAACCAGAGACCCTTCAGTTGTTTCTGCTTCCTCAACAGGGGCTTCTTCCTCGACAGGTACCTCTTCATTAACAACAACATCTTCAGATGGTTCGGATTCATTAACGACATCCATAATATTATCAACCATATCACTCATTTTTTATAATGATTTAAATAAAATAATTTTAAGTATATTTATTTATTTAAAAAAATCATAGATATTTAAAGTAAAGTTATGTCCGATCATAAAAAACCTATTCATGCTGGGAATAAAGGTTTAGCTAATTTAGGAAATACATGTTATATGAATTCGGCTTTACAGTGCTTAAGTCATCTAATAGTATTTCATCCAAATAATGAAAAATTTTTTAATGAATGTAAAAGAGCAGATAAAAATTCATTAATTTATGAATGGTTTCAATTCCAAAGAAGTATGTGGTCAAATGAAGATAAACAAATGATAAATCCTATTAATTTATTAAGAAGATTTCAGGGCCTCTGTTTAGAAAAAGATTTATATTTTAGTAATTTTATGCAAAATGATATTGATGAATTCTTAGTCTTATTCCTTGATTTATTACATCAAGGAGTCAGTAGACGTGTAGAAATGACTTTTAGTGACAAGGTTGAAGACGAAGCAGATAAAATAAATCTTAAGAGTAATCAAACTTGGCAAAGATTTTATGAAAAAGATTATTCATATATAGTTGAGAATTTTTATTCACAGCTTTTAGGAATTACAAGTTGTACGGATTGTGAATATTATACAACGAATCATGATCCTATACAAGTCTTATCATTAGAAATACCTAAAGATAGTCATTCATTAAATTGTTGTTTAAATGAATATATGAAAAAATATAGATTAGATAGTGAAAATACATGGCAATGTGATGCTTGCAATAATCATGTAAGACCCTTTAAACAAACGCGATTATGGAAAACTTCAGATGTAATATTTATTCTACTCAAAAGATACAATAGAAATAGAAAAATAGATAAATATTTAGAATATCCTTTAACACTTGACTTAAAAGATTATAATATAAATTATAGTAAAAATAAAAGTAATCAATATTCCCTGAATGGTATGGCGATTCATAGTGGTAGTTTAGGTGGTGGTCATTATTATGCTGTTTGTAAAAATTATTTAGATGATTATTGGTATGAATATAATGATAGTCATGTATCTAGAGTTCAAAGTGATAAATTAATAAAATATTCACCATATTTATTAGTTTACCGGAGGTTGTAAACTTATAGAAGGATATAGAATTTATCATAGATTGTAAACTTACCGGAGGTTGTAAACTTACCGGAGATTGTAATCATTCTATTAAAGTTAATCGTTTTCCATCGCTTTTATAAAGTTTACCTTTTTTCCTGATAATAACCCCTCTTGGAGGGACTCTGATGGGTTTTCTTTTTGTTTTATTAATTCTTCTTTTCTTTTTAGTTTTAAATTTTTTAAGAGTTCTGCTACGTTTTTTAGTGCGCTTACTATTCATAAAAGCTGAAAAAGGTATACCTTTCATAAATTTTTCACTCAGAGATTTAATATTAACCATATTAATATAATTATAGATTAAAATTCCAATAAATCTTCTCCATCGGAATTTTCATCATCATCAAATTCTTGTATAGTTGTATTGAATTTTATGTATTCAAAGAATTCATTAAAATCTCCCCGGATAATATTTGTATTGTAATAATCATCATACTTTTTTAAAGATAAAAATAAACTATTTATATCTTCTAAATATTTTAAATCATATAAATCTTCTTCAGAATGGTTCATATGATAGTTATCATAATCACATTTATTTTCATAATCATACATTAAATGTATAAATTCATTTTTAAATGAATCATAATCTGTAACTAATGTTAAATCATCTTTATCAATTATCCATTGATAAGTTTTATCACTCATATCTTCAAGTATATCTTTAATTGTTAAATTTTCTTCATATTTTACTTTTGTGTTTAACCATTTATCTATGGGTATACGCATTTTTGTGATCGGCACGAGGTGAGGTGGATTCATAATAAATTTATGATTAAATAATATATTTTTTTAAACGAGATTTATAAAATCCTTTACTAAATTTTTAATATCTTCTATAGGCATCGATGAATCTATACTTAAATGAGGATGTTCATTTAATATCCAATCAAACTTATTTAATTCAGATAGATGATTTCTCGCCGAAAGATGGTCTACAAAATTATCGGGATAAACCATTTTGATTCTACTTTCTTGTAATTCATCTGAAATATTTAATTGAATTATTTTAAATCCGTTTTTAACGAGTGCTTCATATTCATTTTGATATCTTAAATCATCAACTAAACAATATTCTACATCTTTACATTGATTAATGACATAATTTACCCATACTTCTGAATCTATTTCTCTCATTTTTTGACCGATACTCGTTAAAAGAGTTCTATCTTTTACTTGAGGATCCATTTGAAATAAGTCTGAAGCCACATCTTTTACTTTTTTACCAAATGAAAATATTTTAAATCTAGGTTCAATTTCACATAAATAATTACAAAGAGTAGTTTTTCCTGAACACATTTTACCTGTGACAGCGATTTTCATATTTGATATTTATTAAATAAATAGCTATTATTTTAAATCAAATTTATATATTGTATTATATAAAGATAAGTTATATGAATTTGAAAAAATATCGTGAAACGCCCCTAAGTAAAGAACAGGATGATGCTATGAATTTAACTAGAGATAAAATAGTAAAAGCAAATAAAAAATTTTATTCTATTTTAAACAATGATAGAACGGTGGATGTAGCTAAAGTTGAAGAGAACAGGTCCGGAAACCCATTTTTAACATTTGCGAATGATAATATTGGACAAGGCGAGGTACCCTTTACTCCTTTTGACGGACCTAAGAATGCTTATGTTGATAAATGTAGAGGCATTCCACTTAACGATTGTGAGATAGATGAATCTTGTACAAAGTGGCGGAGTAACGCGACAGTGTTTGTGGCTGGAGCAGAAGAATTAGACCAAAAACTTATAAGTTTGGGAGAAAACTATGATGCAATTAAGAAAGTCCTAGGTTTAAATTATGAGGTTGATGATGCCCATTTAGTAGTTTTTAAAATACTTGATAGTAAATTTGTCAGAGTACCTTGCGAGAAATATCCTAGTTTGAAATGCCCGCACGCTTGTTCTTACGATGAAAAAGATCTACCCTTAAACTTATGCAATGATAAAGAGATTTTAAAAAAGAAATATCCACAAGTGTCAAATACGGTTGATAATATGAATTTGTGTAAACCAGGTGGGATGCCTTTTAAGGGAAACGGGGAAACTCCTGGTGGTCTGAGAGAATTTGTCGTTTATGCGGGGAAGCCGACGCGGGTCATAATTAAATCGGTTATACCTCTAAAAGATCATATTAAAAGACTTCTTGGAATTAAAAACCCTAAAAAACTAAATAGACGGAATGCCCTAAAAAACTTATCAAATACTGCAGGTGGTGCCAATAAAAGAAGAAAACATAAAAAAACTAAAAAGAAGCGTTTATTGAAGCGCGTAAAAAAGAAGAGTTCTAAAAAGCGTAGAACAAGAAAGAAGCGTTCTAAGAGAAGTTCAAGAAATATTAAATAATTTTATTTTTCTCAATTTTTAAATTCTATTCTACTTAAAAATTTGATATCATATTAAATGTATCAAGTAGAGATAAACAAAATGCGTGTTGTAAAAAGAAATGGTTCTTATGAAGAAGTGTCTTTTGATAAAATTCTTACTCGTATTAAGTCTTTATCACAGGGTCAAGAATTCAAGGAATCGTTAAATATTGATGAAACTATTATTTCTCAAAAGGTAATTCAGGAAATTCACGATGGTGTTAAAACAACTGAATTAGATGAATTATCTAGTCAGATATCTATTGCTATGTATAGTAAAAATCCTCAATTTAAAACTCTTGCTGGTCGAATTGTAATTTCTAATCATCATAAAAATACACTGAATACTTTTTCAGAAAAGATTGAATTACTTTATAATTATCATAAAAATGGTAAACATAAACCATTGGTCGCTAAATATTTATATGATTTAGTAATGTTAAACAAAGAAAAGATAGATTCAAGTATTGATTATATGAAAGATTATGATTTTGATTTCTTTGGTTTTAAAACTTTAGAAAAGAGTTATCTTTATAAGGTTGATGGTAAAATTATTGAAAGACCACAAGATATGCTAATGAGAGTTTCGTTAGCAATTCATAGAAATAATTTAAATGAAGCATTAGTCAATTATGATTTAATGAGTAAACATTATTTCACTCATGCGACACCAACACTTTATAATGCTGGTTCAAACAGAGAACAATTTGCAAGTTGTTTTCTCTTAACAATGAAAGAGGATTCAATATCAGGTATTTATGATACTCTAAAGGATTGTGCTCTCATTTCAAAGCATGCTGGTGGCATTGGTCTCAGTATTCATGATATTAGGGCTAAAGATTCTCATATCGCTGGAACAAATGGTGTATCAAATGGTTTAGTTCCTATGTTAAGAGTATTTAATGATACAGCTCGGTACGTTGATCAGGGAGGAGGGAAGAGGAATGGTTCCTTTGCGATGTATTTAGAACCTTGGCATGCTGATATTTTTGAATTTATTGAACTTAAGAAAAATCATGGAAATGAATTAGAAAGAGCAAGAGATTTATTTTATGCCCTTTGGATCCCTGATTTATTTATGGAAAGAGTATTATCTGATGGTGATTGGTCATTATTCTGTCCCAATGAATGTCCGGGATTAAGCGATAGCTGGGGAAAACAATTTAATAGTTTATATGATAAATATACGAAAGAGGGTAAAAGCAGACAAACGATTAAAGCAAGAGAATTATGGTCAGCGATTTTAACATCTCAAATAGAAGTGGGAACTCCTTATCTGTTGTATAAGGATGCTTGTAATCGTAAATCTAATCAGCAAAATCTTGGAACTATTAAATCATCTAATTTATGTACTGAAATAATTGAATATACATCAAGAGAAGAAACAGCTGTATGTAATTTAGCAAGTATTTCATTAAAGAAATTTGTTAAAAAGAAGAATACGAAAGATTTAGTATTCAGAGTATTTAGTAAACCCAATTGTGTATATTGTGAATTAGCAAAAGGATTACTTAATAAGATGAATATAGAATATCAAACTAAAGATTATAGAGAGTTAACTAAATTATCAGAAGAATATCCATTAGGTGTTAAATTTCCTCAGATATATAGAATAGATTCTCATAAAAATGAACATATTGGAGGATATACTGAATTAAATGAATATTTAAAACCAAGTTATGATTTCATTGGTTTACAAGCTATAACTGAACGTCTAACAAAGAATTTAAATAATATTATTGATTATAATTATTATCCTACTAAAGAAACAAAAACATCAAATCTTAGACATAGACCTATTGGTATAGGTGTCCAAGGATTAGCAAATGTATTCTTTGAATTTGGATATGCATTTGATTCTGAAGAAGCTAAAGATCTAAATGAAAGAATATTTGAATGTATTTATTATGGTTCATTAAAAGCATCTATGAATATTGCAAAATCTAGAGAAAATCTTATGAAAATATATAAAACATATCATGAACAATTTGATGGAAAGGGAGGTGATAATTTTGTATCATCAGATGAATTCGTCAAAATAAAAAATTTATTAACAAATGTATTACCTGAAGAACTTGATAGAGACGAATATTTAGGTTCATATAGTTCATTTATAGGGTCTCCATTATATAATGGTAAATTACAATTTGATCTATGGTCAAAGAATATTACAGATAAAAATAATGACTGGACATCATTAAGGAGAGATATCAAACTTTATGGAGTAAGAAATAGTTTACTTGTAGCACCTATGCCAACGGCTAGTACAGCACAGATATTAGGTAATTATGAATGTTTTGAACCTATCTTATCTAATATTTATACAAGGAGAGTCTTATCAGGAGAATATATGGTTATGAATGATTATCTTGTACAAGATTTAATTTCTCTAGGATTATGGTCTTCAGAGTTAAAAGATAAAATTATTGCAAATGATGGTTCTGTATTAAATATTCCTGAAATTCCAGATATTCTTAAAAATAGATATAAAACTGTATGGGAAATAAAACAAAAGAATATACTTGATATGGCAATTAGTAGAGGTAAATATATTTGTCAAAGTCAGAGTATGAATTTATTCTTGGAATCACCTAATTTAAAAACGATGAGTAATATGCATTCATATTCGTGGAAAAATGGATTAAAAACAGGTATCTATTATTTAAGAAGTCGTCCTTCATCAAAAGCAATTCAGTTTACGTTAGATCCAAATGCGTGTGAAAATTGTTCAGCATAAGGAAATTATCTTAAGAGTTCAGAAACATAAGGTTTACCATTTTTAGGTTCTTTTAATACTACATTATTATTATCTTTATCATTCAATTTTTTTTCTAATTCTTTATTCTTATTACTTTGTAAAGCAATAAATGATACGGCGCACATCAAACCAATTAACATCAATCCCATAAAAAAGAAAGGCAATAATACTATAAACCAAGCAATCTTTTTACCATACTTAAATTGACAGATATAATTTAATAAAAATATCCATACTATTGTAAATAATATATTTAATAATAATCCACCCATAGTATAATGATGAATCCCCTCCCCTTCAGGTTCTGCTTCTAATACTTTATCATGAACATCAAACATAGAAATTACATATAAAACAAAACCTATTAAAGAAAGTATTAAATAAACTTGAGCGGGTTTACATAATTTCATAATCATATCTGGTAATTTAAATCCTAAAATTTTCATTTATAATAATAAAATATAAAAAAAATAAATAATAATATTATCCATATACTAAATATTCCTGTCATAATCCCTATTTTTTCAACTCGTATTAAATCTTTATTTTGCTTTATAAACAAAAAGTAACCGAATAAAAATAAATTCAATAAAATATAGATATTAAAAATATTCATTTATACTTTTATTACGTATACATATATATTTATTTCTGATAGTTATTATCTCATTAATTCATCTATTTCAAGTAAACTATTAAATTTTGATAAAGCTATTTCTTGTTTTGCTCCCGTTATTTTCTTAACTTTTTCAGGAGGAGGTATATAAGTTTTAACTTCATTATTCTTTTTCGCTTTAAACATTAAATTTATATTACATTGTGTTTGTATAAATATATTTTTATCTTTTCTTATTGGTATATTAAATTTAACTGGTAAACTTAAATATCCTATCGCATGATATAATAAAGGTAATCTAGAATTTCTTTTTCCACAAGTATAATTATTCCTAAAAAATCTATATAAGCTTCTTATTTGTATTTTTGTATTCTCATCTCTCTCATTACATTCATAAAATATTATTTCCCATAATAACCATATAGGATCTTTACAATATTTAGGGTCTACACTATCTATATCTCTACACTCAATTTCAAATTTAATTTTCTTTTTTTTATTTATTTTTTCCCATAGTATCAACCATGCGACCCAATAACTAGCATCTGTATATCCTCCATTGCGATTCTTCAAATGAAATAAA